CAGGCCATCGGCTACGAGGTCAAGGACCTTGACTGGGTGAGAGACAAGCTCGAGATCCCGTCCCTGGGCAAAGTGGACATGAGTGCCATGATGGGAGGAGCTCCAGGGGCCCCAGGAGCGCCTGGCGGCGCCGCTCCTATGGCCGAACCTAAGGACCTGAGCGGCCCGGATAAAGCCGCTGACGGTGCTCAGGGGGCTTTCGGAGCTGACCAGGGAGACCTACTCAGCCTGTTCGATTTTGCCGAGAGCGAGTATGACGAGGTCGGTGATGAGTCGGATAAGACTCGTAAGGACAAGATCGCCAAGATCATCGCGTCCAAGTTCGATGGCACGCTCGATGATGTCGGGTTCCAGCGTATCGTCTCCGACAATGGCGATTCGGAAGCCTCAGCGTCCCGCATCCACATCAATGAGTACACCTCGCCAGGCGACATCTCCCACGGTTCCCGCCGGCTTATCGAGGAGGTTAAGAAAGTGGCTTACATTAATCCCGAGCAATCGATGAATCTGAGCGCTCTGGACGGCGAGCTTCACACCTTCGAGAACATGATCCGCATTGATGATCTCAAGGCATGCGACACTGCCAAGCTTATAGAGCTCTACGAGCGCATCTATCGTCTCAACCGTTCTGTAGTGCACAAGGAGTGCGTTGTCATCGATTGCAGAAGGGCCGGTTACTGGAAGTGGTTTGCTCCGTACTTTATGTAATTTGGCCAGGTGGGCTTAGTTTAAATACTGGTTAGATATTAGTGTAGCTATCCTGCCATGCTCTCTTACAAGCCGGTAACTCAGTCGCAGTTCTGGATCCAAGCGTCCCCTTTCCAGCACTACTTCACCAACTTCAGCGGAATCCGTGATACCGCCGGGACATCCCAGTACGCCGACGGCGTTCGCGGACGTATCTTCAACCTTCGCGGCCCTCGCACACTCTCCGAGGTAACAGTGACTGTGCCTTTCGATCCTGAGAAGCACGCCGACATCGTCGACTTCTGGAAGGCTTACGGTTGCGAATTTGTGACCCTGACCATCACTCCTGTCTCCTGCGGAGAGGATCCCCAGCCCGTCGGCCAGCGCACGATCACTATCCCTGATGCTCAGATGACAAGCCTGAACTTCGGAGCCGCTGACCGTACCTCCTCTAACGTTTCCACTCTCGAACTAACGTTCGTGATGGATACCTTCACATACAACTGATCCTAACACGGTGAGGTTGAAGTATGACGCTCTCCAACCTCTACTTTAGGGGGTGCTTTGAGCAACCCTCGGAAGATCAGAAGGACGCCATCGAGGAGGCTGGTGGGATAGCCGAAGTGGCGGATAAGAGCTGCTCCAGAGCAAGTATTAACACTTGCGGCATGAGCATCGAGCGGCTCTTTAGCACTTACAGTATTTACAATCCGCAGAAAGGACTATATAAGTCATGGGGGGACATCGAGTTCCCCTGGCAGATTAGTAGTCTAACACCTAACCTTCTGCTGTCAGGGACAGACGATAAGTGGAGCGTCGCGCAGTACAGAGCTTTAGTGGCGTATACCGAGGGATCAAGAGTCCTGCTCATAGAAGACGACGGGTACAGAGTAAGCCTTTACGAAGCGGACGAGGACATCCTCGCGATTACCGGAGCGTTCGACTACTCCAAATGGAATAAAATCTGCCACGTGGAGACGACGGAACCGGCTGGGGTGCCCTCCATCGAGGAACTGCTGGAGCGCTACGATTTCTACGAGTTAAAGCTTTTTGATACCGAGTGGGGAAAATATAGCCGGAGTTGGGACGAAGCGCTTAAGACCCAGAGCCTTGAATCCTGCGTGCAGCAGGGTCTGACTCTAAACGATCTGCAGAACTGCCTCGATCTAAAGTCCTCGGATGAGTGGGACAGCGCTAGGATCCGCAGGGACTTCTTCTACAGGGCTGGAGACATCGTCCTAGTCAGCGGGGAATGCGAGGATGTCATCTGCGTCTATATTGCTAAGCAGAACATCCCGGCTACTGAGGAAACTCTGAGAACCCAGTCCGTCTTCGATCCTAGAAGCACTTTGTGGCAGAAGATCTACTGCGCACCTACAGGGCGTAATAAGTGCCTCGAGTACCAGAGGAAGAAGGAGCCTGCGCTAGGTTACGACGTGGTTGAGATTGGGTCTAAAGGCCACTTTGTCGAAGTCCCAGTCCCCTACAGACTGAAGCCTCAAACGCAGTCACTTAACGAAAAAGTGGAGGTAGTAGCACCTCCTAGAGTCCTAACACAGGCGGAAATAGACGCCCTAAACCAACCACAATAGGAGGATTAGTAGATGGCAAAAGTATTCGGAGGTGGAGGAAGTAGCTCATCCTGCGGTGATAGCGGAATCAGTCGCGTTCTACCTACCTCCCAGGAAGCGCTTAATACCTCACAGACCCAGTCCTTCTCATCGAGTCCTAACGTCTACTCCAAGACTCGCTCGGCCACGGGCGAGGCAAACCTACAGGATTTTTACACCAAATCCGATATCCATCGCCTGCTCAAGACTAAGGCGGATATCTCTTCGGTATACACCAAAGCCGAAGTGGACGCCAAGTTCGCCGACCTGGAGTCGGAGATCGGCGTTTCTCTAGTTCAGTTTATTACTGAGGCCGAGGTGGATGCGAAAGTCTCAGCTTCGTACGATAGCATCCTCTCCTACCTTGCTCAGAACTACTATAATAGATCCCAGACATACAGTAAGAGTCAGGTAGATACGCTCATCGCCTCTGTTGAGGTAGGCGACGGATTCGTTCTTAAGCAACCAGCCTCAACAGCCGATAACACCATCTCCCCTGGGGCCAATGAGGCCGTCCCTCTCACCCTCATCGCCTCAACCGACTCTGACATTACCACCATCCAGCACTGGGTAGACAATCAGTCCAATTCGGTTGGTCGAGTGAGAACGTCGGGCCGAGTGGAGTTCTATGGTCACCTGGTGGTAGGGCAGAACATCGAGAGCTGGAGACCTGCTCTTGACGCCAATATCCGCCGGATTAGTGGCGTGGCCGACCCCATCCACCTTCTAGACGCTGTGAACAAGAAGTACATGGAGGATTATATTGTCGAGGTTATCGATAACATCCAGCAGGGCGAGGATGACGCTTACGACATCGACTGCCTTGTTTACTAAGCCAGGGCGGTTCTAGGGTTAAAGTAAGATATGACTCAGACTCCCACTCCCCCACGCGACAAGGTTCGCCTAAGACGCTCGCCCGTCTTCACTAAGCGTCCTCAGGTCTATGACTTGGAGGATGGTGAGTTAGCCGTAAACTTCAACACTAACGAGCCGGGGCTCTTCATCCGCGACCTCGACGACCAGGGGAATAGGCGGATTAGGAAGATTGGGCCCATCCACTTCGGTTCAGCGGCTCCTAACTCCACGGCTAGCAATTACGGGTTTCCAGTGGCGCTGTCTAACGGCGAGGCCTGGGTGGATACTTCGGCCGGGGTGGATAAGTACCTGCTCAAAGTGTGGAATCAAGCGGCAAACTCCGGAGCGGGCGCTTGGATCGAGGTTGGAGATGTGTACGGTAGAGTGGACGATTACCTCGATCAGTTCAAGGACGCAACTGACGGATCGGATTACATCCACACTGATCGCACTCGCCTCAAGATCAATAACAAAACCGCCCTTCGTGGTCTGTCGACCATTTCAGGAAACCGACTCATAATAAACGAGGGAAACGAGTTCGCCAATGGCGTAACCGTCAACGCCGCTCAGTTGGATGTAAGCTCGAGTGGAGTGAGCCTGGTCTCCCAGACCATGACTCCCTTCCAGACCGACTCTGTCACGAGTAACGTCTTCACGTACGTAGCCCATGGCATGTTCAGTGGCGAGAGGGTGTATGTGTACCCGGAGCTGGCCGATGAGACTACACCCAGTCCCGTGGCGACAGGCGACTACTACATCCTCAACGCCACCAACGACACCTTCCAGCTCAGCTCCAACGGTTCTACCGCAATCACCTCTACCGGAAACGTCTACCTCGCCCCGTACGAGGAGATCGAGATTGACGCTGAGGCAAACTACTTCGCCACTGGGAATTTTGCGTACAAGGATCTGAGATTTGCTCCCGCGGACGGGCAGATCGAAGATGGCCATTGGGATGTGTATCATAACCCGGTAAATGGTAACCTTCGCATCTTTGCCCGCAATGGCAACACTCTGATAGAGCCGGAGGGACCCGGTTTGTCTATCGAGGCTAAGAACTCCTCTACTACTGAGGCTATTCCAGCTGGGTCGCCGGTGTACGTGGTAGGGTACGATGCTCTGAGCAAAGTGGCCAAAGTCGGCCTGTCGAAGAGCAACGATCCTGCCACCATGCCCGCTGTCGCGGTAGCCAAGGAGGCTATCGCACCAGGCGCTAAGGGTTATGTTGTGTTTCTAGGGCGTATAGATAACCTCAACACGGCATCTCTCCCCGGCTCGAACGGAGCTTCACCAGCCGATGAGGGCAGAGTGCTCTACGTCGGAGCTAATGGCGGTTTGACATTTACGCCTCCTCCGGCTGTTGGGGAGGGCATTCAGGCCATCGCAGTTTTGGTCCGACAGAACGCAACTCTTGGCTCCGTCGTAGTAAACAACCCGTCAGCGTTTACGGGTCAGCCTCCTCTGCCGGAAGGGTACGTGTGGGTGGGGGACAGTGACAATATCGCCACTGCCCACCGCCTCGACTACGACTCATTCCAGATCAGAGTTGCGGCCGGGGGCATTCTGGAGCTAGCTCTAGCCTCTAACGTAAAGTTTGGAGGGTACGAGTTTCTCTACGATGGTAACGCAAACTCCAAAGTACAGAATAAAGTCTCCACAGCAGCCGTTGGATCCACTATCTTCGATCCTGTAGTGGTGGCCAGCTTTGACGCTCTGTCCTACCGCTCCGCAAAGTTCCTGGTGCAGATATCCTGCCTCATTCCCAACGACGACTACGAGGTCTCGGAGATACTCATCGTCCACAACGGTACCATAGCTCATCTCACACAGTACGGCACGGTGAGCACGAGGGAAGCAGCTGAGAGATTCGGCGAGTTTGATGCTCAGATCATGCCCGGAGGTGAGTGCAGACTGACGTTCCGTAAGCATCCCTGGATACCCAATAACGTCTCGATCAGATCCCTCCGAACCGCGATATTAGTTTAAAGTCAAAAGACACACTAGTATATAGTTCGGGGGAACTGTGAACCCACTATGGCGACAAATCGTAAGTTTAATGTCCGGCACGGACTGAGTGCTGGAACGGGTACAACTCAGCGCGACATTGTAAGTGACGTAGGTGAGGTGTTGGATGTGGGAGTGCTCACTAATCTCACCACGCTGACAAAGATAAACGCTGTAGCGGCGATCAATGAAGTTAATACTAAAGCTTCTAACGCCGCGACAATCGATGACATCATCGCGTTAGCGATCGCGTTGGGCTGATAGGGTAGAGAAGGAAATATAACTCATGGCAAATACATTCAAAGCCTACTCTAAAGCGTCAGTAGGCACTACACCAACAACGGCTTACCAGGTTGAGTTGGGTGCGGCGACAGGTAAAACCGCTATCGTGATCGGCATCTCCCTGGCTAACAGAGCTGCAACACCCATCAACGTGGACGTGCAGATCGATCGGCCTGCCGCTGGCACTACGGCAGCGCCTTCGGATGACGTCTATCTCGCCAAGGCCATCCCCATTCCTAGCGGGAGCACCCTGGAGGTTATGGCTGGTCAGAAACTTATCCTGGAGTACAATAGCACCGCGGTGGCAGGGGATAAGATCGTGGTTACATCGGACACCGCTTCGTCACTTGATGTGATCGTAAACGCACTAGAAATCACTTCGTAAGGTAGGGAGTAGTACTTATTATGGCGTATCTTGGCAACGACGTAGACGCAATTTTTATCCCTGGGAGCGTTAACACCTCAACAAACTTGACTATCACAGGAGGGGCGCTTACCCAGACCGGGGGCGATGTCAACTTCGATAGCGGGACTCTGTTTATTGACGAGGATGTTAGTCGAGTTGGCATTGGCACCACGTCTCCTATCTCTTCGCTTCACGTAAGAGCTGCCTCTAATGGTGGGATCAGTGTTGATGCGGGTTCGGGCTATCCAGCGATCTGGTGGTCGGAAAATGGAGTCAACAAATGGAGCGTAACAAGCAATCTAAACGCTGATAGCGCCTTTGTAGTACGTGAGAGCGGAGTTGCTGATCGGCTTAATATAAAGATCGGTGGAAATGTAGGCATTGGTACTACGAACCCAGAGGAAAAGCTTCATGTACAAGGTGTTGGTATAATTACCTCCACTCTATATGTTGGAGGAACTTCATCGTCATCTAATTCTTTAGAAATATCTAATTCTGGTCAAGATATTCTTCGGCCTGGTGGTCGAATTTTACTCAGAGGTGGTGGAGGTCAAAGTACAAGAAACAGTATTGAATTAACAAATAATGCCGGAATTATAATTGACGGTGGAAGCGGAGAAACCTATGGTGTGGAGATAAAAGGCGGTGGGGGTCCAGTAAAAATTACGCAGGGAAATGTTGGCATAGGCACAACCAATCCTACCTCGCGATTCGAGACCCAAGAGGATACCACCTCTAACACCGATCTGACAATCACCAACGCGAATACTGGCGTCAACACCACTAAAGGGGCCAGAATCAGGTTTAGGCTTACGGATACTGTAGGAACGCGAAAGAACGTAGCTTTTATCTCGGCGTACTCCTACAACCAGGATTCTTCAGCCGGAAATTATCTCACTTTCTCCACCAGAACTACAGACTCCGATCCCACGGAGAAGGTGCGGATCACAAACACGGGTAACGTTGGCATTGGCATAACAAACCCATCTGACACTCTCCACGTCTCTGGGACCATAAATGCCACCTCTGATATGAGTTTGGGGGGTGAACTTAACTTCTACAATGTTAGCGATAAATTCGTAGATTTCTACACCAACACCGGTCAAACAGCTAATCTGAGACTAGTGGATTCTGGAAGTACTTCCTTCCATAGCGCGGTAAGGCTGATCCGGGGTGGAGCGGTTGAGCTCTATCATAATAACACGAAGCGACTCGAAACCACCTCGAGCGGTATACTTATTTCCGCACCCAATCTAGGAGCCAATATCGGCGACACGGTTACACTGGCGGATTTTGTACATAATAATGGTGGCAACGTTTCCTACCTGCGAGTAATCTCGCGCAGGAACTCTTCCACGCAGAACTGGACTGGTGCGTCAACTAAGATCGTAAACGTAACCGACGTAACCTACCAGGGGTACATCGAATTCAACGCTGACGGGGCTCCAAGTAGTATCGCGCTAGGTCAGGGAGGTTCCGAGTACGTTAGAGTGGTAAGTAACGGCAATGTTGGCATTGGCCGTACAAATCCCGAGTCAACTTTACATGTTGCTGGGACCTTTAGATCGACTTTAAACTCCGGTGCTGGAGGAGATACACTACTAAGTTCTATTAACGGCGTTAGTAACGGATATATCACATCTGTAGATACTAGTAACAATATCACCTACAGATGGAACACCGGGAGTAATAACCAAGCGATGATGATTGATGCCTCCGGTAATGTTGGCATTGGAACAACTCCAGCGTACAAGTTCGATGTTGGAGGAGGAGTGGCTAATATTGCCTCAAGGACAAAGGCTACAACGGGGGAGAGTCTCAGGCTCTCTACCACCGACTCCACCGACAGAATGGAGTTGTTATTCTCCCACGCCACAAACTCCTACTGGAGGATCCAGGCCGTGGAACAGAGCGTTTCCTACAGGCCTCTGGTACTAAATAACGATGGCGGAAACGTCGGAGTCGGAACAACAGCCCCCGGAACTAAGCTTCATATCTACGACAACACTGACAGCAGCTCTGTCACATACACCCAAAACGCGAGTACTGGGACCAATGCTTTCTCCGCGTTCACAATAAGAGCCGGAAGTACCCAAGCGTGGTGGTGGGTGAATTCGCAGAATAGAAGCGCCGATGGAGGAGTATCCACCTCCACACTGAGAAACGACGGAGGGTCGCTACGGCTCCAAGCCACAAGCAACGATGGCATCTTTATTAAGGGCGGGGCTACACATGTAGGAATCGGCACGGAAAATCCTGTAACAACTCTGGATATCAGAGGCAGTACCGCTGAATCCCTATACATCCGTAGATCGGATATCGCCAACATCTACGGATTTATGGGAGTTTCCACATCTAATACGTTCCGCATAGGATCTTATATTACCGGAACTGGGTGGGGGAATATTATTATCAACGACGGTGGGGGTAATGTCGGTATAGGTACCACCAACCCCACAGTAAGGCTCCAGGTCGATGGGGCGGTGGCAGCCTCTAGTACCGGAGGGTTCCTAAACACCACTTTTGCCATCAATGCTAGAAACCCCATCTGGAGATTCGGCAACGCCGACGCCTACGGCCTCAGCTACTTCCAAGGCACAGCGGGCGTAAGCCCTTCAGCTGGCGGGGATACTATCGGCTTCCACTTCGGCACCGCGACCGCCGCTGCCTCCCTCCTCCAGATAAACGCTGGGCGGGGAATCGTTGTCAATGGCGCACAGGATAACATTATCGCCTCGGAGAGCGGGACTTCCAACGCCTGGAGGGGAGTGATCAGATCGACCAACTCCTCGGCGGATAGGACCTCGTTCCTGGGGACGTACGCCGGGGTGGGTGGTGTGTTCTGTCATAACCACGCCTTTAGCGCTTGGGCGGATCTTTACGTCAATACGGTGGATGGAACCAGTGGAGGACGGACGATAATAGCGAATACCACCTCTGTTCTGACCACTTTAGGAACGCGGACTAACGGCACGACCTACGGAGGCAATACTGCCGGCCTCACGCTCAACTCCGTAGCCGAGGTCCGTAGCGCTCAGACCGCTAACCCTCCGGCCCTAACATTCCACTATGAAGGCATCGCCACAAGGCACCTACTGCTGAACTCCAGCGGTCAGTTTAATTTTGTCTCTCCGACAAGCGAGAATTCCGGCGTTGCTGTTGTTCTAGTCAACGGAAACACCGTCTGGCATGCCGGTAACGATGGGGCCCTATTCAACAATATGGGCGCGACTCACACCGCTAGATCGAGTTTTGACGCCACGTCCCCCAGCTACGGGTTTGGCTACCGGTACGTGCAGGGAGCGACTAATGGTCCGGGGACAGGAGGTACTCAGTTCTACTCTTGGTACATCGGTCTAGGGTCGGATTACGGGCCAACCGGCGCCACTTCCTACGGCGCCATGTTCGCTGTTGATAGGAACGTGGCGGTACCTTACCTATCTGTGAGGTATAATGAGGGAAATAACTTTACATCCTGGAGAAAGATTAGCGCGGGATTCGCCGATAGTTCCTCTAGATTGTACTCCACTGATAGCGTTTATAGTTACGGTTCCTCTAACCCGTACTACGGGTACCTGACTTATATCGGCGGGAATAGTAGGTGGAGATTCCAGGTAGCTCCCGCCACCCCCGCGGCCGTAGAGGTCGCCTACGCTGATTATGCTGGAGGTGCAGCTTCTACTCCCTATCCAGTCTTCTCCGGCGACTCGGTCGATGTTGCGAATATAACTTCAAGAATAGACTCCGGCTTTTACCAGCAGAGCAGTCCAACTACGGCAAATGGCTGGCCTTACAATGGAAGCTGGGCGCACCTACTCGCGTGCACTCACGCCAACGACGCAAACTACTACTCCATGCAGTTTGCCGCTAGCTTCTACGCCAACGATTTGTACTACAGATCGACCAACGGAAACGGAGGCACTGGGTGGTCGAGAGTAGCTCTCTATAACAATAGCTTCTCAGGTGACCTGTACGCGAACGTTTTCCGCGATTCCAACGATCCGACCAATTATTACTTAGATCCTAACGGCTCGTCACAATTGTACAGGGTAAGAGTCGGTCCGTATGCTGGATCTACAAGCAATGGAAACCAAGCAGGTCTTGAGATGCTGAACTCTGGTGGTACTGGAGATGGCAACGTAGCAGCGATATCCTTCCATTGCGCAGGCAGCTATGGAGTCCACCTGCATCTCCGCCACGACGGTTACTTCGGTGCCGGCGGATGGTCCGCTTCGACCTGGCGCTGGTACGTTAACATGACAAACGGCGACATGACCGCTGCTGGTAACGTCACCGCGTACTCCGACATCAGACTCAAGGAGGAGATCGAGCCTCTGCAAAACTCCCTAGAGAAGCTGATGCAGATAAACGGGGTGTCCTTCAGGTGGAAGGACCTGCCCGAAGTTGTCGGCCATCCGGGTAAGAAGGACTTCGGAATCATCGCGCAAGAAGTCGAAAAAGTATTCCCCGAGGTAATCCACCAGTCGGCTCACGAATCTCCGGATGGGGATCCGTACAAGACGGTGGCGTACGATAAGCTCGTTCCTGTTCTCCTGGAGGCGATTAAGGAGCAACAGAAGCAGATCGATGAGCTCAGGGAGGAGATTAAACAGATCCGGGCTGGGAGATAGCCTTAAAATGGTTTAAATTACTATATACTCTATGCGCCGGTTGCACATGTCCATCTCGTATTCCTGGAAGATCATCAGTATTAAAAGAGTCGACACTTCGGACCTCCAGGGCGTTGTCTTCCAGATCGACTGGAAGAAGATCGGCACGGACGCAAGCGGCGATACCGGGGAATTCCTAGGTACCACCAACTTCGATCCTAAAACTGTCGATCCGGAGAACTTCACCGCGTTCGAAGATCTGACCGAAGAGCGGGTTCTTGGTTGGATCGAGGAGGTTGTTGTAGGTGACTACGAACGTCAGGTAAACGCTCGTGTTGCTGAGCAGATCGAGAATAAGAAAATCATCATCCACCAGGTATCCGACGGAAAGTTCCCGTGGCAACCTACTGACGCCACCATAACTCCTGTCTTTACTCCTAGTGCGGAATAATGCCCCTAGTATCGTCCGGTGAGATCAGTATTGGTGGCTCGACGACGAACCGCTCGATCAACCTCGAGTTGGGTAGAGCCGCAGGTGCCAACTCCTCGCTCAATGAGACCGCTCTGAGAAGCCTCGCTGGCATCAGTTCCGGCACTATATCGCTGAGCAACTTCTACGGTAAATCCTCCTTCACCCACACGTACTTCATACGTACGTACGGAAACTACGGCAACGGTACTGAGCTCGCAGCTGTTGCTAGGGACTCGTCAACAAACGTCTATTTAGCGGGTTCGGCGGGTAGTGAAAGTGCGGGGGCGTATATAGTAAAGGCCGATGCCAACGGAACTGTTCAGTGGCAGAGGTCCCTGGGCGCTTACACTGTTACTTGGGGCAATGGAGTAGGCTACGACGGCTCTGGTAACGTTTACGTTGCGGGTCAAGGAGGCAGTGATGTTTTACTGGTAAAGTATAACTCTAGTGGAACCCTCCAGTGGCAGAGGACTCTTAGCGGTCCGTATAACGACCTAGCTTTTAAACTAGCGGTAAGCTCTGCTGGTAACGTTTATTTCTCAGGGACAACTGAAGCTGCAGGAGCCAACAGTAACATACTGACCGCCAAGTACGACACAAATGGTAATCTTCAGTGGCAGAGAACCTTATCATCAGCTAGCTCGGAGTCCCTCTGGGATGCCACAATAGACTCTTCTGAAAATGTCTACATCTGCGGAGCCGGTTACGGTCTAAGCCCTGGAACCGCGTTTATTGCAAAGTATAACTCAAGCGGAACTCTCCAGTGGCAGAGGAATTTTGGCTCCGGTAATGGTTGGTACTTTTTCTCGGTAGCAGCCGATGCTTCGGGGAATCTATACGCTAGTAGTAACGTTGACACCATAGTTAAATATGACACTAACGGAAATCTGCAGTGGCAGAGAAGTTTAAGCGGTTGTAATTTTGGGGCTATAGCTGTGGACTCGAGTGGCAATTCCTACACTGCTGCACTAAGCGAGGTGACTGAGGGATCTACACTATACTACGTTCTTGTTTTTGCTAAAATTGATACAAGTGGAACCCTCCAGTGGCAGAGATACCTTAGAGACAATCAACCCTATTATATTACGGCAAGTTGGCTCGCAGCGGATATGTCAGTAGATTCCTCCTCTAATATGTACTGCGTTGCATTGTCATATGATAGTAATTATAGTTCACAAGGTCTGTTTATTAAACTAAGAGGAGATGGGTCCGTAACCGGCACCTACGGAATCTATACTTATGCTGTAGCAAATAAAACTTACTCTACTCCAAGTGCTACAAATGCTACAGCCACACTAACTGACGCGGCTGGAACATTGACCAGCGCTGCTTCTTCGTACGCTGACGCCGCTAGGACTATCAGCCCAACGGTGACTACGTTATAATAGAAACCCTATCAATCAAAATTATGCTTTGCTACTATGCCAGAATAGAGAACAACGAGGTCGTTGAGTTTCCGATCTATCAAGGAGATCTCAAAGTCCTTGCTGGATTCGACGACGCCAGCGGTCAGGAGTTCACTCCGCCCGAAGGCTACGTTGAGGTGGAGGACGCGCCCTTTCCGGAAGTTCCTCAGGACCACACAAAGATACTTAGGGAAAAGCCTCCGGCTCAGATTGAGGGGGTTTGGACGCGGGTCTGGGCGATCGAGGATGCCACTGAGGCGGAACTACAGTTCAGGACTCAGAGAAAATCCGACGAGGTACGTAAGCAGAGAAACGAGCTTCTCGCCACCTCCGACTGGACACAACTCGCTGACGCGCCTGTAGACGCCAGCGTATGGGCCACGTACCGGCAGCAGCTTCGCGACGTTCCCGGTCAGAGTGGGTTCCCGTGGCAGGTGGAGTGGCCCGTAGCCCCCTGATCAAGACCGGAAGGGTTTAAAGGTGTAGTAGGAATATAATAAACGCATGGCCTATTTAGGACGTAATCCTGCTGTTGGAACACAGAAAATGCTGGACTCAATCGAGTCTCAGTTTAACGGCGTCCTAACCACCTTTGACCTGCGTTATGGTGGAGTACCCACCTACCCGACACTCTCCGAGTCACTGATCGTTAGCCTTGGAGGTGTGCTACAGGAACCCGGGCAGGCCTATTATGCATCATCGGACACAATTGTGTTTTCCGAGGCACCGCAGACAGGCACCGAGTGCTGGATCCTGCTCTATAGCGAGTACGGTGCGGGCATAGGCTCCTCCCAGCAGGGTGACTTGGGCGCCAATAACCTAACTCTCACCGGCCAACTTCGTGGCCCCAGCACCTTCATCATCGACCCAGCGACAGTGGGTGATGATACGGGCGACGTGGTTATTAAGGGCAACCTGACCGTCCAGGGCGCTACCACCACTATTAACTCCACAACGCTGACAGTTGACGATAAGAATATCGTCCTTGGTGATTCAGCCTCGCCGACCGATGCCCTAGCAGATGGAGGTGGCATCACGCTGAAAGGCGCTACGGATAAAACTATTAACTGGATCGATGCCACGGACGCTTGGACCAGCAGTGAGCGATTTAGTTACCCTTTAGGTAGCGCTGCAGCTCCGGCGCTAACTTTTACCGGTGACCCCAACACCGGCATCTACTCCCCCGGCGCAGATCAGCTAGCTCTCAGCACCGCCGGCACGGGGCGGTTGTTTGTGGATGCGAGTGGGCGCTTGGGGGTGGGGGCTTCTGTGCCTGCTGATGCACTGCATTTAGCATCCGGTAATTTTAGGCTTACAAATGGTGCAGCTTTTACCACAGCAAACTCTTTAATTAGAAGCGTTAGTTCTTTTGCTGGTTCTGCCAATCAGTTTGAAACAACAAGAATTTCATTTATTACCGGAGCTTTTGTAAACAGAGGTGAAATTGCATTTAGTACTGGAGATGATACCTCTGCTTGTGTTGAAAAAGTACGCATTGATTACCTTGGCCGCGTCGGCATTGGTACCACTGGGCCTAATGTCCCACTTCAAGTGATCGGTGGGTCAACTGTCACGGATCCTGTTATCCGTGCAACCAATAGTGGGGCTACGCAATCAATGGCGCTGATGTCTGGTGGTCTGCGCATGGACGGTGGCGCACCAATTCAGATTTATCAAGGCGGAACTGAAGTTGCCAGGATCGACGCAAGTGGCGGCTTCCAGTTCAAAGGCGCTGGCACCGCAGGCGTCACTCAAGCCGTCAGCTTCAACGGCAGCGCACCTGTTAATAGCCTTGTCATCGACTCCAGTGGCCGCTTGGGGGTGGGGACTTCTAGCCCTAATCAAAAGCTAGAGGTTGCAGGGGGCACTATCAGAGCTGGAGATAATCAAGCAACTAATGGCTCCTTGATCCTTGACGGCAACTATGCTGGTTCTGATACCCTAAATACATTTGGTTCGCAATTTTCCAGCGCATCAACGGTAATTGGTTATGCAGTTAGGCCACGAGCTGGCGCAACGGGCTACACATCAACTGCGGGAAGTTATAGCTTTCACAAAGCAGCGTTAGAAGTGGGCATTGACGGCCCATTAAAGCTGCTTTATTCACCGCCGGCTACAACACCAATTGGTAATGTAGTGACGATGACTGAGATGCTGCGCGTTGATACAGCCGGCCGCGTCGGGATCGGCACTACTAGCCCCACCGCAAAACTAGATGTCAGAGGTCCTGCTTATTTTGTAGGATCAAATACGGGCAGAAGCACTACAATTGATACCAGCGTCTATATCAAAGGCGAATTGGGTGGATGGGTCGAAGGTTATTATTTTAGAGGTTCCAGTAGTACCGATCTAGGCGGATTTGGTATATACGGAAACAATGATACAACCACGTATTTTTGGATAGGACCATCTTATTCCTCTCCGTCATTAGTAGTAGCTTCAAATGGTAATGTTGGAATTGGAACTAATGCTCCAACTACAAAATTGAATGTTAATGGAGGCGCAAGATTTACTAATAGTTCTTCGGCTTCTTCTATTATTTCAAACACTGCTATTTGGGCAGATACTCCATTACAGACAGTTTCAGCATTTTTTGGTAATGTCGCTTCGGTAAGTTCTTTAACAGGGGATCAATATAGCACATCAATCAGATTTAATGGAGCCGATGTTTCATGGGGAGATTTATCATATTATCCAAATGAAGGCGGTAAAGGACACTTTAGATTTAGTCTTACGGGCAATTCGGTAGTTACTGATCCAAATGCAAAATTAGGAGTTGGTGGGTTATATGTTGCTGGAAATGTTGGAATCGGAGTAACAAATCCGCTTTCTAAACTTCATGTAACAGGTCAGTTACAAACAGCGAACCCATCTACATATTCAGCAATTACAGGCATCGGTATTGGAAACAGTTATCCAATTTACTGCACTGAAGTAAATGCTGGTTCTGGTGGATTTACTCCGTTTTTACTTCAGAGAACCCTAGTAACTGGTGGATATAGACAAATTTTAAGCATTGGTTCTTATAGAGCAAATGGTGGTAGTTATACTGGAGGTGCTTATATTGCACCTGGAGGAGGAAGTGATTCTAGTCCGACTGATTATTTCTTATTCTCATACCAAGGTTCTCTGAGTTACAGTGGAGGAACAATCTCTTTCCCTGGGCAAATTCAATCTACACAATCAAACTCCACAGCAACTGGCGGTGGGCAAATTTATCTAAACGGTTCAAACGGAAATAGAATAGACTTTAACCAAAATGGTGACGGGCCTCCTACATTCGGAACAAGAAGTGCTGGAACCAAAATCACAATATATCCAAACATATCTTCGGTTGCGGTAGATTATGCTATTGGTTATGAATTCGATACTTTATGGAGCTCTGTACCAAATATTTCTAGACAATTCAAGTGGTATGCAGGAACTACTAATATTGCAACCCTAACTGGTGCAGGAAATTTAACTGTTACTGGTAATGTTGGCATAGGAACAACAAATCCAACTGATAAATTGCATGTATATGGCGGAAGATTGACATTGGATAATATCCTGTCCAATCAAAGTGGTATTCAGTTTAGTCAGGCTGGGTCCGAGATGGCAGTTCTGTATCGTCCCGCCTCAATATCAAACCAGTTAAGAATGTACTTGACTGGTGGTGGTGACGTAATGACCTGGAATAATTCTGGAAATGTTGGAATAGGAATCACTAACCCAGCGTACAAACTTGAGGTCAGTGGGTCATTTGCCGCTACTACGAAGAGCTTTGTTATCCCCCACCCGACCAAGGAGGGCTATCGCCTTCGCTACGGAAGCCTCGAAGGCCCTGAGAATGGCGTCTATGTTCGTGGCCGGAACAACTCGACAACCATCGAACTACCTGAGTACTGGACGAAGCTCGTGGACCCTGACTCCATCACGGTGAATCTGACCCCGATAGGCAAAACTCAGACGCTCTGGGTTGAAAGCATCGAGGGGAATAGGGTATATGTTGGATCAGAGTGCTCCGAGGTGGAGTACTTTTATACGGTATTTGCCGAACGAGCCGATGTAGATAGACTAGAGGTAGAACTGGAGGGATGATCTCATGTCACTAGGACACTCACCATCTATTGTTACCAGCGGCCTGGCCCTCTGCTTAGATGCTGCAAATTACAAGAGTTTCAAGGGTGTTAACGCAACCAACATCCTAACCACCGTATCCTATGCCCAAAGCAACCAGAGTTCTTCTGTGTACAAAGTCTCCAATGGAGAGGAGGTTGTCTACATACCGGCGCTAGGAACCGTGACTTCCAAGTACGTTGATTTTTACAACGACTACAGTGGAGGCTCTGGGCAATGCTGTCCGAGTCTATACAACTACGGTAGCGGACTGGCAGTTTCCCCCAGCACTACCTACACTTACTCGATAATCTATAAAACCACCACGGGATATAGCCACCCAAACTACATGTACCGGTACGAGTATACAAACACTGGGGCTTACGCCGGGGAGGCGGGGGTACATAGCACAAGCAACAGGACATCTCTAGGAGGAGATTGGTGGTTCGCCTGGGGGCAATTTACCACGGGTCCGTCAACAGTGACTCTAAGCACGCACCTTTTTCACTACGAATACGCGACACCAAACCGCGTGTATGTATACCGCGCTGCGTTGTACCAGGGGACCTACATCATTCCGCCGGAGCACATGCTCACTTCTGGACAAGTTAGAGGGACTACGGTGGCAACAGGTGGTGGTTGGGCAGATTTAACTGGAAGCGGAAATAACGGAGAACTTGTAAATGGGCCAATTTATAATAGTTCCAATGGGGGTTCTTTAGTTTTTGATGGAACTAATGATTATATTTCTATTCCAAATTCTGTTTCAGTAAATCCAGGCACAGGTTCATTTACTATCATCGTATGGGTAAATTCTGATCCAAGTAATGCCGGAGATGGCTGGGATTTATGGGTCGCAAAACGCTCAAACGGTTCTAACGGATATTACTTAGGTGTAAATAATCCATTAGGTGTCAGATTTATGGTGGGAAATGACGCAAATTCTAGAACAGACACTGGGTACTTAACTTATACTTATAATACCTGGGCAATGTATACTGCCATTTTAGACAGAAATACAAATACTCAAACTATTATTAAAAATAAATACGATGAAGTATCAACAGTAACTCCAAGTGGTGGAAATTATTATAACACAAATCCGCTCTCAATAGGAGGAGATATCGGCCTTAATTCTTTTTATGTAAATGGCAGAGTTTCATCTGTTGCCATGTACGCGAAAGCACTTACGGCAGCAGAAGTCAACCAAAACTTTAATGCTTTTAGAGGGAGGTTCGGGGTTTAAATGGAAAAACAACAAGGAGCTTGAAGAACATGAGTGTATACTACAACGCTAATTACACATCCATATCGCAGATAAAAGGACCGTCCGGGTTCTATAGCCTGGACATCCTTGGCGACGGCAATCGTCAGTTTGTCTACGTTAACCAGGACTACAGTGGCGGAGGATGGGTCTGCGTACTAGCAAATCGTGGTGCCACTGGAGGCATGAACAACCTAACCTACTCGAACGCGGTTCATAGTGTGAATTATAGAACCGGGGCGAATGCCGCGGCGAATGCCGTGGCGGACCCGAGAAGCGGTTCGAGGAACCTCGCGGACTACAATATCTGGGTCGGGACTAAGTTCTGGTCAGCTCTGGCAAACAGAGCGACCGCTGGAAAGATCACTGTAGTTCAGTTCGTATCGGGAACAAACGGGACCGCGTTAAGTGGTTCTC